AGATCTTATTCGTCACATGGTACTAAACTCAATCCGTAGCTTCAAGACACGGTTCTCTGAATACGGAGAAATGATACTCTGTTGCGATGACAAGAACTATTGGCGTCGTCAAATCTTTCCTTACTATAAGGCAAATCGTAAGAAGAGTCGAGAAGAATCACCACTCAACTGGAATCTTATCTTTGATACATTGAATTCAATCAAAGAAGAGATTCGAGATAATTTTCCATATGTCGTAATTCAAATCGAATCTGCCGAGGCTGATGACATCATTGCTACAATGGTAGAACGTTATGGTAATTCAAACGAAAAGATTATGATCGTATCGGGTGATAAAGACTTTTCACAATTGCAAAGGTATAAAAATGTTGAACAATATTCTCCTATTACGAAGAAGTTTATTAGAGTTGAAGATCCTATGGTATACCTTTACGAACATGTTATCAGGGGCGACGCCGGCGACGGAGTACCTAATATTCTTTCTCGTGACGATGTTTTCGTCGTTGGTGTTAGACAACGCCCATTAACGACTAAGAAAGTTAAAGCATATATAGATGAGATGAATCGAGGTATAGTTCCATTTGATGGTGAAATCAAAAGAAATTATATGAGAAATATTCATCTAATCGATCTATCAAGAATTCCAGATAATATACGAAAACAAGTTATTGAAATGTATTCTTCATACGAGAAAAAAGATAAATCGAAGTTATTAAACTATTTTATTAAAAACAAACTTAAAAATTTAATGTCTGACATCCAGGAGTTTTGAAATGAAAGACGGTATTGCAGAAATCATTAAGAAAGCCTCTGAATTAAAAACAGAAAAAGAGAAGATTGAGTTTTTACAGGCTGCATCTAAGAAGTGTCAACCTCCAGATCTTTTAGTACTCATGTTTAGATTGATGTTTGATCCTAAAGTAACATTTGATCTACCAGAAGGTCCACCACCTTATAAACCTCTGCCAAAAGAGTCTGACGTTCAGAACTTTTTGTATAGAGACTTTCGCCGAATAAAGTACTTTATCAAGGGTCAGTTTGAGAACATTCGACCACACAAACGCGAAACGATGTTTATCGAATTTCTAGAATCTATGGACCCAGATGATGCTCTAATGATGGTGGCTATCAAAGATAAAAAGAGCCCATACAAAGGAATCACTAAAGCACTCATTAAGAAAACTTTCAAAGAAGAAGCAAAGGATTGGTAATAGTTATGTCTAAGACTTTTCGGGCTCGCCATAACAAGTGGGATGATGATTACGATGATTATGATAATTCACGACGAGTAAAAAAATTTCGAAAAATGAGAAAAGAACGTCAAGAATCTTTTAAAAATAAATTTAATTTAAATGAAGGTGAAGATGTTTCAGAAGATACCATTCATAAATCGTAAATCGGCTGTTATTATAGGTAATGGTACTACAAGACAAAATTTCAATTTAAATAATCTTGTTAATAAAGAAAATCTTTTAATCTACTCGTGTGGCGTTGCTTACAAAGGATTTGATGACCCTAATAAAGTAGATTATCATGTTACCATTGAAGAGTATAGGAGAGATCAGTTAGAAAAAGAAGGCCAGTCTCCTATAATTTATCCAGAAGATATTGAGGATCATGTAGAGTCTATGTTTTATCATGGACACGCTGGTGCTCGTCCTCGTTCTAATACTGGTATGTTTGCTATGAAATGTGCTATAAGAACAGGTTGTTCGGTGTTATATATATTAGGATTCGACTCGTTAATTAAAAACGACGAGACTCAATCTATCAGCAATATGTTTAAAGGAAAGGCTGAAACAAGAACAAGAGCGGCGGATAATCCAAATAGAATTAGATATCTAGATTGGTTTATGTCGCATAATCATCTTGTAGACTTTATATTTGTTTTTGATAAACAATATGAGTTTTACAGATGTCAATCCAATAATATGCATGGTTTGTCTTATTCAATGTTTGAGAAGATGTTAACAGATGACATTTCTATTTGATCCATTAGAAAAAGCAGGAAGCACTACTTTAACCATATTCATAGGATATGATTCTAAAGAAGATTTCTGTGCTAAAATACTAGCGCATACAATTAGAAAATATAGTAATCATAGAAAAGATTTTGTAATTATTCCTTTGATCTACGATCAACTTTACGCTAATGCGTATACATCAAGAAAATTAGATAAAAGAGGATCCACAGAATTTTCTATGACTAGATTTCTTTGTGTTCCTATCACAAGATTACATATGCAATATCCTGAAAGTATAGAAAATAAATATAAAGGTTTATTGGAAAGATATTCCTTATTTTTAGATTGTGATATGATGTTTACTGAATCTGTTTGGAATTTATTAAAAGTGGCGGACTTATCCAAACCAGTTTCTGTTTGTAAACATGATTATTCTTCTGCATCTCGTTATAAGATGCATGGTACTCTCCAAGAGAATTATCCTAGAAAGAACTGGTCTTCTGTTACACTGTGGAATTGTCTTCATGATAAAAGCAAACAGATGACCTTTAAATTAGCTGATACAAAAGATCCGGCATATCTTCATAGATTTCAAGGATTCGATGATAATGATATTGGAGAACTTCCTTTAAAATGGAATTATCTAGTAGACGAACCAATGGATCGAGATTATTACGGATTAGAAAAAGATGAACTTCCATCTAACATTCATCATACTTTAGGTTCACCTGTTTTTAGATTATATCAGGATAGCGAATATTCCGACCTTTGGAAAGAAAATTTCAAAAGTGTGTTTTCTAGAGATTTTGATGAGAAAAAAGATACTATTTGATAAATAGAGATAAGGAGGACTAATGCCAACTTATACATTTTTTAATGAAGAATCCGGCATGGAATGGGATGACTTTATGTCAATCTCAGAAAAAGAAAGTTACCTTAAAAAAAATCCTCAAATCAAACAAGTCTTAAACTCTATGAACATTGTTTCTGGAGTTGGAGGTTTGCGTAATGATGGTGGTTGGAATGATGTAATGAATAAAATCTCTGATGCTCATCCAACCAGCGAACTGGCCGCTTCTAGAGGGTCAACAAAGTCAACAAAGGAGGTTAAAACAAGACAAGCCGTAGAGAAGTGGAGAAAACAGCGAGCTATACGTGGAGATTCTGTAAAACTTTAACTCGCACAAAGGAACTAATAAATGTCCCTTATTAACCTAGAAGATTACGGCGTAGGTAAACTTACAAAAAGGCAAAAAAGAGAACTGAGAAAACAACAGAGTAATTCGCTTAGAATACGATCTATTCAACCGAAAACACAAAATCAAAAACGAGCCTTTGATCACTATGACGAAGAATATAATCTTCTACTGCATGGTCTTGCAGGAACAGGAAAGACCTTCATATCACTCTACTTAGCACTGTCTGACGTTTTAAGCCAAGACTGCGACCAACATAATGTTACCATTGTTCGTTCGGTAGTCCCAACAAGAGATATGGGATTTCTACCAGGAAGCGAAAAAGAAAAATCCAAAGTATACGAAGCGCCATACTCTAGCATCTGTAGTGAATTATTTGGAAGAGGCGATGCATACGAGATTCTGAAAACAAAGAATCTTATCAACTTTGTTACAACATCTTATATTCGTGGACTAACATTAGATGATACGATTGTAATAGTTGATGAGGCTCAAAATTTAAACTTCCATGAGTTGGATTCTATCATTACCAGACTTGGTGAAAATAGTCGTATTATGTTCTGTGGTGACTTTAGACAGAGTGATCTTATTAGAGATGAAGAAAGAAAAGGATTATTGACATTTATGAAAATTCTTGATACAATAGAAGAGTTTCAAACAGTAGAGTTTGAGGAAGACGATATTGTGCGAAGCAGTATCGTGAAAGATTATATAATCTCAAAAGCAAAGCATGGAGTTTTGTAGATATGCGCGAAAAGTTGATTGAACTTGTTTTAGATTACTGTGTACGTAATGAAGAAGATTGGGACATTCCATATAAAGCAGATGAACTTCGAAAGTATACAAATGAGTATCTATTGGAACTGATTGAAAAACAATTAGATTGTTATATGAATGTAGTTCACGGTACTCGTTGGCGAGAAAAGGTCGGAGTTCATCTAATGAATAATGATTTTTTATATGGTTACGGCGATTTAGACCCTTTGTTTTCTGATATTGGTGTTCCAGACAATGTTGCTGGATATGAAGCAGAAGACATGATTGTGGGTGGATTAGATGATTTTTCAACATCGCCAAATAAGTTTACCTGATATCAAGGCAACAACGAATAAGGAAACCGGCAGGATGTATCATACTCCTGCCGGTGACTTACCTTCTATCACCACTGTTCTTGGTCGATTATCTCATGATAGTATCATGGAATGGCGACGAAAAGTTGGTGAAGAGGAAGCTAATCGAATTTCAGGTCAAGCGTCCAATCGTGGTACTAGACTACATAAGATATGCGAAGACTATATAAATAATGTTGAACCTGTTTTCAAGTCTCCTTTAGATAAGGAGATGTTTTTGAGTGTACAAAATACTCTTGATAGTATGATTGACGAAGTATATGGACAAGAGATTCCGTTATATTCTGAGTATCTTGGTATAGCGGGTAGAGTAGATCTTGTTTGTAAATGGAATGGTAAAGCGTCAATCGTTGATTTCAAGACTTCTCGTAAATTAAAGAAACGTGATTGGATCGATAATTATTTTATGCAATGTACCGCATATTGTGTGATGTTTGAAGAACTAACAGGTACGCCAGTGGACCGATTTGTCGTTTTAATAGCAGTAGATCAGGAATCGGAACCACAAATTTTTCTCGGCAAGAGAGACGATTATATCTCTCCGCTGGTCGATGCTATTAGAGGATTCTACGATGAAAAGAATCTTGTTCATCCTAACCCTGCTATTTTCAGTAGGTTTCACTAACACCGCCGCCGCTCAACGAGTTACCTGTATTCCTTATGATCGTGCTATCACATCTCTTATTGAGACATATAAAGAAAAAGTTTTATATAGAGGAATTACGAACAATAGCAGATTTATGGTGGAAATATGGGCAAATGTTGAAACGGGTTCATTTACCATTGTTCATATTGGTTATATAGAAGGGCAAAAAACGATTTGTGGCACGATTGCTGGTGAAGGGTTCCATGAGGTAACAGTACAGCCCAAGCCCGAAAAAAAATCTCCAAAATCGTAAAAAACTGTTGACTTTTAATCTCCATCGAGTATAATGATTATAGTGAGTGAGACAGAGAAAGACAGAGACATGAAGTTTGACAACGCGAAGTTCGAAAATCTGACTGGTCGCGACCCGTATGTGTTTTACAATCACAAAGGTGAGCGTAAGTTTGTCGCGCGGTTCAAGCGCGGTGGCAAGGCTGACTTTCTTCGTTTTCTGGTGAAGAACTTCACGGTTGAAGAATACTTTGACGCGATGGAAGCGGGTAACGCTCCTTTGACGATTCTCCAAACGAAGGGCTACGTAACTCCGATCGTCAAAAAGATGTTGAAGCAACACGGACTTCCTCAGACCCAAGAGGGTTTCAACATTTTGCTTGATCGGCAGATTGCGCGGAGGGCATGAAACTTTTCTCTTGACAAAAAACTTCCATGATGTTAATGTGTCTATAGTGAGTTGTGAAAAGGCGAAAGGGAATTATCATGACAAAATCCGTCGAAGAAGCCACTAAGATTGCTGCTCGTTGTAAGGAACTAGGTTGGACTTTTGCCGTTCGTGGCT